TTCAACAATCTAAGGGCGATGCTCTTAAGTTTTGGGAGTGGGCTTTAGCACTTAACAAAGGCGAGGTACTAGACTTAGACTCTAGCGACCAAGAAACTTTTAAAAACTTTGTAAAGGATAACGAGAACTTCGCTATCATTGCAAAGGCTCAAATTTTACAAAAACTTAAAAAAGACTAGCGGTGTTACACTCCCTTCCTGATTGGTTCACAAATATTTTAACGGCTTTAGTAGCTTCTTTAGCGACATACTTTAGCACACGCAAGAAAGAAAATGTAGACATTCAAGGAGGGGAGCTGTCAAATACAGAGGCAGCGATTAAAATCTGGCGAGAGATGGCTCAAGATATGACCGATAAGGTAAAAGAATTAAGTGAAAAGATTGACCATCTAACCGCTGAAGTACATAGCCTAAAGAGTGAAAATTCTACTCTTAAATCAAAACTAAATCTCTTAGATGAAAATATTGAAATTAAGCCAAAAAGGACTAGAGCTAATAAAGCAGTTTGAAGGATTGAGCCTTACTCCTTATGTGTGCGCTGGGGGTATAAATACGATTGGGTACGGGAACACGTACTATACGAACGGTAAGAAAGTAAGTTTAAAAGACCCAAAGATAACACCACAACAAGCCGAAGAGCTCCTAAAACATTCACTATCCACTTATGAAAAAGCGGTTGATTCATTTTGTAGGGACGATATATCTCAACCTCAATTTGACGCTTTGGTATCTTTTGCTTATAATCTAGGCACGGGAGCACTTCAAAAGTCTACCTTAATGAAAAAGGTAAACGCTAACCCCAAAGACGTGACCATAGCAGATGAGTTTCTTAAGTGGAACAAGGCAAATGGTACGGTGCTTAAAGGACTTACAAAACGTAGACAAGCGGAAGCTAACCTATACTTCTCATAATCATGCAAAAATTCCTTATTCTTTTGGCTTGTGTTGCGTTCGTTTCGTGCAAGCCTAGTAAGACTATAACCGAGTATAAAGAACTCGTTAGAATCGATACTATACAAAGCGTAAAAATAGTAGAGAAATACAAGGCTTTTCACGATACCTTGACAATTGTAAGCCCTTGCGATTCTACTGGACTCTTAACAAACTTTTATAGCAAGATAGCAACTCCACAAGGTCGGGTAATAATTCGCTCGGTAGGTGGTAATATTCACGCTCAAATCGATTTAGATTCAATGAGAAACGAGATAGAAAATAACTATCGTAACTCAAAGGTTAAATGGATAGAGTACCGAGACAAAGAAGTAATTAAATACCGAGTACCTATGTGGGTAGTATGGCTTTTATTAATAGAGTTCCTAGCTTTGGTAGCTTGGCTATATCTTAAATTCGGATTAAATGCAATTAAATAAAAAAGCGCAAGCGATTAAAGACCATTTCTATTCGGTTAATCTAACACGGGTAGACTTTGAAAGAGAAAACTTTGCAAGCTATGGCTTTGAATCTCAAGCTAACTTTCATCGCCATTTAAGTAGAATGGGGATTTCTGTTAAATCTCGCTCCGAGCATTTTAAAAAGAATAGACCGAACGCTGTTATAGAATCGTTTGACTTTAGCGAGGTTGAAAACTTTGGCATTGAAGAAAGCTTAGGTAAAGAATACACTAGCCTTCGCATTACAGAGGACTATAAAAAGGTTGGTGTACTATCCGACATCCACGTACCTTATCATTCAATGAGCGCAATAATATGCGCCATTAAACACCTTAGAGAAATAGGTATTGATTGCCTAATATTGAATGGCGATATTTTTGATTTCTATGCAATAAGTCGGCACGAAAAGGAAAAGGATTTACGTGACTTCCCTAGAGAAATTGAGATGGGGCGTAACTTTTTGCAAAAGATTAGAGATTTATTTCCTTTGATTCCTATCTATTATAAGATGGGTAACCACGAGAATCGCTGGCAAAGGTATTTAAATGAGCAGGCGGAGGAGTTTGCCCAGTTACACGAGATGCAATTCGAGCAATTCTTTAGACTAGATAAGCTTAATATGACTTACGTACCTGATTGGCAAGGCATAGAGCTTGCAGATTTACTTATACTTCACGGTCACGAAGTTATGGCGGGCGGAATGAATCCAAGTCAAAGCACATTTAATAAGACGTTTTGTAATACAATCATAGGTCACGTGCATAGAACTACTAGCACCACTAAAAAGAATGGGTTCAAAGAGTTTTTCCATACATATTCAATGGGATGTTTGACTCAATTAAGCCCTAAATACTATCCGTTTGCTCAGCATAATCACGGGTTTGCACTGGTAGAAATAAATGAAGGCAAAACAAAAGTCCAAAATATTATGATTAAAGACGGGAAAATTGTGTAAATTAGATTGTTTTTCATAGTTAATAGGTTTAGAATTGTGTACTGAATGCCTCTGGATATTGTCTAGGGGCATTTTTGTTACCTTTAAATAAATAATTAAAAAAAATAAATTAAAAAAAGTTTTTTTATTTAGAATAAACCTTTTATCTTTGTTTCAACAAAAATGGTAAACAATTCTAAACAACTTAAAAAAATGGAAAATTTACAATTAGACAACTTAAAAAATTCAATCGCTTACTTAGAAGCAAAAGGCTTATCGAAATGTTTTGCAGCCTATGCAGAAGAATGCGCAGCTGAAGACATTATGTCAATAGGCTTTAATCAAAACTCTGGTTACGTTTATATTGCCTTAGAAAATGGCATTCAAATTTGTTCAATGCTAGGTAATAATATTGAATATATTACCTGCAATTTTGAAGACAGAGAAGAGGCTTTTTATGATACCTATATGGATGCAATAAAAAACTCTTAATTTAAAAAAGATTTTTTTATTCAGTTAATTTTATTATATTTGTAAAACAATTCTAAACAAAAACAAAATGAGAGAACACCTAAAAAACCTCGACAAAAACGACATCGCTGGAGCTATCATGATTTCAGCATTTTGCTACCTTACTTTTTATATCATTTACTTTATCCAAAACATCTAAACTATGAGCATCTTAAAAGCACAATTCGAAGACTCGGCTGGAATCTATACTATGACTTGGTCATATAATCCAGAACTTTGGCAAGCAAGAGATATTATCTCACACGAATGCCACAAATCAAATTCTAAACTTGTAAACATAATATCTAATGAAAAATTTAATTAAAGCGCTTAGCGACTTTCAAAACGAATGTCCAATTATCCACAAGGACACTAAAGGGCATAACTACACGTACGCAGATTTACCTCAAATATTTAGCGTAATTAATCCGTTACTTAAAAAGCATAAGCTTTGCTTTACTCAGCTACTACAAGACAACGGAATTAAGACTATTCTTTTCCACGTAGAGAGCGGAGAATCACTCGAAAGCTTTACTACTATACCGCTTGTAAAACTAGGCGCTATGAACGATTATCAGAGTTACGGAGCGGGTGTGAGTTACTTTCGTCGTTATGCACTTTCGAGCTGCCTCGGGATTGTGACCGACAAAGACACAGACGCAGCTGGTACACCAGTAGCACAATCGCCTAAGTTTCGTTTAGATATGTTAACAAATGTACACACCGAAGACGAACTAGGATTACTTTATAACACATTTAAAAGCTCACTAACTCCTAGCGACTTAGAAGCATTCAAAACTCGTAAACAACAAATAACAAAATAATGGGAAAGCTAATTAACTCACAAATTAACAAGTCAAAACTTAACGGCTTGGTTCACTACACGAACAAACGCACAGGCGAGGAGTCGGTAAATATTACCATCTCACTAAACGACACTCCCGACCAGTACGGTAATAATGCCTCGATTTGGATTTCACAAACTAAGGAGGAGCGTGAAGCCAAGACTCCAAAGGTTTATATCGGTAACGGAAAAGTTATTTATGATTCCGACCTACCAAAACAAAACGTTAATCTACCTTTAAGCGATTTACCATTCTAGCCATGTATAAAGATAATGTTTGCTTTGAATTTAAGAGAGAATCTAGGTGGCTTCAATCTTATTATATGGATTTTGAAACTGAATCGGAGTTAAACTCTTGGATGGCAGATAGATTAGCCGAAGGGTTGATTTATATTGGAGAGAAAGAAAAGATAGTCGAGGTTTATCCTCAAGTTTTACGACTAGATTTAAAAAGTCCTGGCAACTCATATTATAAAGTGATAGAACGATTCGAATCTAGTGAAGATTATTTAAGGTATTGCGATTATAAACTACTCGAAGGTTTCAAAGTTATTGGCTCAGAGCCTTATTTTAAAGAAATAGAAAATGCGTAAAATAGGTAAATTAGAAAGTTACAAATTAGTAGCCGAACGACTAAACGCCAAAGGTGTACTACCTTTTAGTGCGAGGCAATGGTCGCAAGCTTTAGTACAACAAACCGTTTATGGGAAGGTAAACTACCCA